TATCTATTCTCAGCAGTCAATCCTGCCTTTGCATCTACTCTAGCTTGCACGTCGGAAAGAAGTTTCTTCACTTCATCTAAATTATTCATAATGTGTTGCACGTATATTTTACCCGCATGACCATAGTTGTTTTGCAAGCAAGCACTAAACACATCAGTCTCTTCTTTCGTTTCGAAATGTATACGGCTAACACGACACTCCATTATTCTCTGTGCTTCTGCCTTTGGCATGGCTTTAATAATACTTATACGCTCCACCATACTTGTGTTGCCTGTCGTTACAGCGAGTAATCTCCACGAGTCTCCTCTGTGACGTTCCGTGTTACTGCTTGCCGACATACGACCACGCTGTCTACCACCTGTTAATTGATAGGCTAAATTCGATAACTCTTTACCTGATGTATTCGTAAGCTCGTCCATGTACAGTGGCAGGTTATGGTATACTTCACCTCTGTTCATCTTAGTGTTGAACGTGTCTCGCTCATGTATAATTAAATCATCAGGGTTACCCCACACGGATACCCCTGCTGCCATAGCTGTTGTCTTACCTACACCCGACTCTTTACTATAAATATGCAATCCTGCACAGTTTATCGGCGACATAGCCATAAGAGGTGAGCCAAAAGATGTACCCACAACAAATTGATGTAACTCAAACCCATCACGGTTATAAAAGTTTATTGTTTCTTTCCAATCCTCTAGCGTCCCTCTTGGCTCAAACGAGGGAAACAACCCTGCCGTTGGTGTAGATGGTGGGTTAAACTCTATGCTATCTTTGCGTATTTCTTCGTTACCAAGAATAAATCCTTCAAGGTTATCATCTGTCCAACCAAACTGCCTTCGTGCTTCATCTGCTTTGTCTGTTAGTTGTAGTTGGTTTACCCACGTTGTTGTGTATTGCATTAGCTCGTCCATCCTTGTTACTGCTATACCTTGCATAGATAGTTGTTTTCTTAATTCTTCTTTCGATGTTACAGAAGTTAACGGTATTGTAAACTCTCTCACCCCATCTTTTGGCAGGTGCAAACGCATCACAATAGCTTCACCAAGTTCTACATCATGTATACGTTTAACAACATATAAGTCGTTATGATATATAAGTTTGTCCTCTGGATCACCATCTGCGTTAGTAAATCTTACATACACCCCACCGTTTGCACCTCTAAAATATGGTTCTGGGTACTGTGGTCTTTCTGGATCAGTAGGAGCTTTCTTTACTTCTCTGCCCAATGTTATCGGTGATTTTATGTTACCAAAGTTAGGGCAGTCTGCGCAAAGATCGGGGTTATGCTCATAAAAACTAGAGCAAAGATAGGGTCCTTTTATTAAGTCTACCTTCTCTTGTGTTAACTCCTTACTGTATCCTTCATGTCCTACCGATATGAGGTCCACAGCTTTGTCTTTGTCTGAACAAAATTTTGCTATAGATAGCCCTGCTCTCCATAGAGGTTCGCTAATGTTTTCTTTGTTCTGTATCATGTTTTTTATCTGAGCGCATCCTGTACCCTTGATAGACTTCTTAAGTATGTTCTTAAATGAAAAGTCCGAGTTCTCTCTCAGTGCTTCTCTCAATGCGCTCTCAGCAGAGTCAACCTTTACAGGCACAGGCATGACACCCCCACCTAATAACGTTGTAAAACTTTCCAAGTTTACAAGCCTGGGTTCTTCAACGCCTAGTACCTTAACTTGTTTAGGTGTGTCACCCTTATGATTGTGGGTCCCTGGCACACGTAATACTCTAGCTGTATCAGCCGTAACCGCAGGATCAGCCTTCAACCCATGTTCTACACACATCTTCTTTAGTTGCAGTGCTACAGGAGTCCACTCGTCAGGATGTACGGTATCCTCTAATACCCAATAGACATGCACCCCATACCCAGAACTCACCATAACAGGTTTAGGTAAAGATAACGTCTTCACGAATACGCGTAGAGCGTTAATAGCTTCTGTTTGGTTTGGGTAGTCCTTACCCTCTCCACAATCTAAGTCTAAGAAAAATGACTTAAGATGTTGTACGTTCTCACTCTTACGACTGTTACCATCTTTAAACGTGGCTAGTCCGTAAAAGGTATTAAGTTTTTGTGTATCTAGGTTGTTTGCGGCGTGTATAACTGCATCAATAGAGTCATAAAATTTTTGTATTCTTCGTTCATTATTAAAAGCTAGAACGCTGTAGTATCCGTCACTCCCTAGTACATTTTCTAAAAATGTTTTTGTTTCCATAATCTCCACCCATCATGAGTGCCGAAGACGCCACGACAGAATACGACACATTATTCTTTCGGTAAATACCTAGTCGTGGCGGAGTGCTAATGATTAGTCCCAATCATCAATTATTGCACTCAAGTCATCATCATTAGAAGTAGCGGGTGGGGCTGACTTCTTAACAACTTTCTTAGGTTCTTCGACAACTTCCTCCTCTTCTACAGGAGCAGGAGTTGCTTCTTGTTTAAAAGGGTTTGGGTCATCTTCTATGGTAAAACCATCAACCACCTCAAAAGGATTTCTGTCTTCCATAGGTACGTACTTAACAACCTGCACGGCTTTCAGACGTAAGTTTACGTTCTGCTTACCACCAAAGTCATAAGGATTAAATGTAACAGCAACATTCACAGTACTACCTGTCGTAAGTAAAAAGTCATCTGGTAACTTCGTACCCTGTGCATCAACCTGTAAAGGCTTGGTTGTTTTGTTGTTGCTATATGCACCCTTCAAGTTAGCCTTGTGGGTAAACATACCTTCGTCGTCTTTAACAAATGGACGCTCTAATTTGTTTGCCCACTTATCTTTTTTGTTTGCTTGGTAAGACTTAGACATTTCTATGTATAAAGCCTTTGCAGTAGCGTCATCCATACGAAATTGTATAGAATATTCTGCACCATCGTCCAATGCACCGCAGGGCATAGACTTGTTTGCCTTACTATCAAAGTGATAGGTAGTATTAATTTTAGGCCAAAGAGCCTCTACATTTTTTATTATATATGTTTCCATATTCGCTTCTCCACTTCCTATTTATATATCTTCGTCTAGATCAACAAAGTCTAGATCGTCGTTAGTTTTTACACCACTGTTGCCATTATTTTTTTCGGCAGTGGTTAGTGCGTCGGCTACATCTCCAACACGAAACCTATAAGTATTACCTATTTTAACGTAGGTATCTTTAGGAATATGCTCTTGACGCACCCAAGCGCGTACAGTTGATATGGACACACTAAAGTGTTTAGCCACATCTTCTATAGGTACAAAAGGTTCGTTCATTTTTTCCTCACAGAAATTACTAGTTCCGTTTCAGTATTCAAAGCATCAGGAACTAAAGTTGGGTTTTCTTCTAGGAACTCTCTTATGTTGGTTTGGTTAAGACGTTTATCAAGAAGCTCTGGTACGTTATGCTCTTTAATAAAGTTGTGCATAGCATCCCAATCGCCTGTCCAATACTTTGTTCTTTTAGACCGAAAGAATAGTCCCTCAGAAGTTCTTACGCTTTCAACTTTGTGTCTTTCACAATGTTCAAGCATTGCCTGTTTCAAACGATCAAGCTTCCTTGAAAGCTCCCCGTCTGTTTCTTTAAACTGCGCTGATAACGCAGATCGTTCTGCTCTTATTTTAATGTAAGCTTTTGCTAGCTTATCTGGCGTTATATCTTCCATAACTCTCTCCTCTAACTATCAGAATATAACATATAGTTACTAATGATACGTTAGTCAAGTATTTCTTTGTATAAATCTGTAAGTTTTGTGTGAACGTTTATTCTTTTGTCTAATAAGGTATAAACGTGCTTTTCTGCAGCAGACCCTTGTAGTTGCACTACAGTAGATTTGTGCTTCTGTCCTGATCTATGTACTCTGGCATTTGCTTGGTCGTAAGTTTCTAGTGAACTCGTAGGCCCCCACCACACCACTGTGTTAGCGGCTGTTAACGTGACACCGTGCGCTGCGGCTTGTGGTTGTATCACTAGGATTTTCGGGTCTACGGATTCTTGAAAAGCTTTAAATATATCTGTCCTTCTGTGGGCAGGTACATCTCCACGTATAACCTCAGTTGTTATACCCTCACTCCTTAATTTATCTGTTAATATGTCAATTACATGTTTGAAGGGTACAAATATTAACACCTTCTGGCTTGACTCATCAATGACCTCTCGCAAAACTTTGTATCGGTGTCTAATGTCAAACTCTAATACTTCACCATCGTCTGTATATACAGCTCCTGCGGATATTTGTAGTAACTTGTTAAGGCTTACAGCTGCATTCATGGCGGTAACTTGCTCGCCTGTTATATCCATAACCATCTTGTCTTTGAGTTGTTTGTAGTATTTCTTTTGTTGTGCTGTCAGTTCTACAGCACGTTTGGTAAATATCATTTCGGGTAGATCAAGACACTCTTCTTTTGTAAACCGTATCGCAGGTTGTAATGCTCTAAACACTGTATCTGTAGCACTCTCTCTTACTTTCCAAGTAAACTGTGAAACCTTAATCATAAGCTGATCTTTGAAAGACCCAAAGAACCTCGGCACTCCGTTAGGGTTTACAAGCTTTGCAAGCCCGTAAGCATCTGTAGGATTTTGCGCGGCAGGAGTACCTGTCATCATCCATAACCACGTATCTTCG